ACCACTGACTGGAAAGAGTGGAGCCAAGAGATGCAGGACTATATGGTCCAGGATGTCAACGTTACCACCAAACTATGGAACCATTTCCAACACAAATTCCTGACTTCGTAAAGCTTGAGCACGATGTCGCACAAATCCTCACCAAACAAGAATTACATGGGTGGTCTTTTGATGAGTCTGCTGCACGGGAACTTGCACAAACTCTCTACGCAGAACTTGACGGCCTTAATCAGGTACTACGAGACAGGTATCCTTACGTTGCAGGAGGAGAATTCACTCCTAAACGACCTAATCGAACCCTTGGATACGTGGCGGGAGCGCCGCTCACAAAACTCAAAGAGTTCTCCCCTACCAGTCGTGATCACATCGCCTGGGTAATGATCAACCTTCACGGTTGGGAGCCAGACAAAGAGACAGCCAGTGGCAAGACCGCTATTGATGAGACTGTGCTCAAAGACATTGGTACTGAGGAAGCCCTTCAGTTCTTCCGTTGTCTTGAATTAACTAAACAGCTTGGCATGTTGTCTGAAGGCAAGAATGCTTGGCTTAAGTTAGTTCGTAATGAACGCATCCATCATCACTGCTCTGTAGCCACGAACACATTTCGATGTGCTCACCGATCTCCAAACCTTGCACAAGTACCTAGTGATCTTGAATTTAGAAAACTATTCCGCGCTAGCCCTGGGTATGTCATGGTTGGTGCTGATCTCGCAGGTATTGAGCTTAGAATGCTCGCACACTATCTTGCCAGATATGATGGAGGCAGGTACGGAGATGTTCTTCTCAATGGTGACATTCACCAAGAGAATGCAGACAAGATTGGAATCTCACGTCGTCTAGTAAAGACTGTAACCTATGCCTTTTTGTACGGAGCCGGTGACCACAAGATCGGCTTATCCTATGACCCACAACTATCGCCGCAAGCCGCTAAAAAGAAAGGCGCTGAGATCCGTCAGGCTTACATGGATGCAATTCCAGGACTTGAGAAACTGGTTACAGCGGTTAAGTCCAAGGCGGAATCTGGTTACATCAATTTGTGTGACGGTCGCCGCTGCAGCGTTGATGGTAGCCACAAGGCCCTTAACTACTTACTCCAGGGGTCTGCCGGAGTAGTAGCTAAGCGATGGATGGTTATCGCTGATCACATGAATCTATGCCCCCACACTCATCAGCTCGCCTTTATTCACGACGAGTTGCAGTGGGAGACACTACCAGCACAAGCGGAGAATTTCAAGTTTCATCTTGAGTTAGCAGCAGCAATGGCTGGCGAACACTACAACCTCCGCGTTCCCATAGCTGCCGAAGGAAAGATAGGCAGTAATTGGGCTGAAGTCCACTAATCCACCAAACCGATATGGCCACCAAATCAAAGACCGCTCTTGGACGTGTTGAGTTCCAGAGCAAAGCAAAATTTAAACACACCCGTCAAGGTAATGGTACCCGTAGCCTTCCTTCGCATGGGCGGAAGCTCAAGCGGGGTCAAGGTAAGTGAGTCTTCTTATTGATGCGGACTACACTGTCTACAAGAACTGTGCTGCAGCAGAAACAGAGATTGACTTTGGAGAGGACGTTATTGTCGTCACAAGTAAGTTCTCTGAAGCCTTGGATAAAGTCCGACGAGATTTATTCTCTATCGCCACTGACCTTGGTTGTTTTGACGATAGCATTCTGTTCTTCTCTGATAGCGTTAATTTCCGTAAGACCATCGACCCCTCATATAAGGGTCATCGTAACCGAAAGAAACCCTGTGGCTATAAGCGTGTTATCAATGCATTAAAAGAGGAGTTTCCAGTGGTGGTTATGCCGACCCTGGAAGCTGATGATGCCATAGGTATTTATGCAACTAAAGAGCCTGGACACATCATTTGTAGTCCAGACAAAGACATGCGTCAGATATCGTGCAATTTGTTCGATCTGACCGAAGGAATTGTCGAAATCACCAAAGAAGAAGGTGATCGCTGGCATCTGATTCAAACAATGGCTGGAGATCAAACAGACGGTTATGCAGGTATCCCTGGCATTGGTATCAAGCGAGCTGAAGCTCTCCTTGATGAACATGGTGCTACCTGGCAAACCGTTGTAGATGCATTTGCTGCGAAGGATCTCGATGAGTCCGTGGCACTGCTTAATGCCCGACTAGCCAAGATCCTACAAGTAGATGACTATGATTTCACCAATCAAAAACCAAGACTTTGGTCTCCCAGCACCAGTACTGGAGCTAAAGATGGAACAGCAGTTCAAACTCAAACAGATTGAGGATGCACTGCGTCATAAAGACACACGGCTAGAAGATGTAATCACTATCTTCATGGCTCTACAACATCAAAACTTTGTACTTACTAACACAGTATCCAACCTAGTACAGAAATGGCCAACAGTAAGCTCTCAGGTCCTACCTACTACAAAAGAGGGAACGTTGAAGTTTGGGACTTTATCAGAGACCAAGGACTGAACTATCATCTTGGTAATGCTATCAAATATATCGTAAGGGCTGGCTTTAAAGGCAGCATCATTGAAGACCTACAAAAAGCAATCCACTATTTAAACAATGAGCTTGAAAACCAAATCAACATTGAGCGAGCAAGCCACGGAGTTTCGCAAAGCATTCCAAGTAGGAAACAGCACAACTCCAGCAGCACGGACTATGCAACGGAGTTTGATCGTTGAGGAATTCAAGGAGTTCCTTGATGCTGAGAACCAACTGATCATGGGTCTGACAGTTAACGCTGCTGACTGTCTTAAAGAACTAGCTGATCTTGTTTATGTCTGCTATCAATACGCAGAGAACCTTGGATGGGATCTTGATGAGGCACTGAATCGTGTTCATCAATCCAATATGTCCAAGCTTGGGGAAGATGGTCAACCTATCTACCGCAATGATGGCAAAGTCCTGAAAGGTCCATCCTATCAACCACCTTACCTGAAAGATCTTGTATGAAAACCTGCTGTAAATGTAAGGTTAGCCAACCTTTGGAGAACTTCCACAACATGAAGAAGGCGCCAGACGGTAAGCAGAAGACGTGCAAGAGCTGTCAAAAAGCATACAGCCAGTCTGAGACGTGTATTGCCAATAGGCGTGAATACTATCAGCGGACAAAGCGAGCCCACATCAATAGAAACCTGAAGAAGCAGTACGGTATTGATCATGATCAGTACGATCAAATGCTTCTTGATCAAGGTGGTAAGTGCGCCATCTGCCCAGCTACTGAGCCTGGTGGAAAAGGTAGGTTCCATGTTGACCACTGTCATACAACTGGAAGGGTCCGCAAACTTCTTTGCCACAACTGCAACACCATGCTTGGTTTGGCGAAGGAGCAAATTTCTACATTTGAACAAGCTATCCTTTATCTGAAAAATGCCTAATTCCACCAAAGATATTATTGCCCGAACCGGACGAGTGCAGTCATGGATCGATAACCCAGAGTCGCGTCTTCCTGTGTCTTGCACCGTCTTCGTAGTGGAAGATTCAATGGAAGGACCGAATGGCATTGAAGCGTCCTGGCGGTTTGTCAGTCATGCCCTTCGCAATGGTGCTGGTGTTGCAGTTCACCTCTCTAAACTGCGTCCTAAGGGTACTGAGTCGCATAAGGGCATCGATAAGTTGATTGCCTCAGGCCCAGTATCCTTTGCACGCATCTACTCCACACTCAACGAAATTCTTCGCAGAGGAGGAACCTACCGCAATGGTGCTGTTGTATGCCATCTTGATCTTAACCATCCTGATGTTCTTGAGTTCATCAGTGTTAGTCGCTCTGATCTACCTTGGGTCAAGCGTTGCGTCAACATCAACCAATACTGGTGGGATGAAGCGTCAACGGAAGTAAGGACTGCTCTCCTTGATGGTATTAAGAAAGGTGACATCTGGCTCAACAAAACAAAGGTAGACAAGAATGGCAATCGAATCCGGGGAAACGTATGCTTGGAAGTGTACCTGCCGTCACGGGGTACCTGTCTACTTCAACATGTCAACCTTGGCGGATGTGAGTTTGATGACATTCAACGTGCATTCGTCAACGGAATGTCCGAGCTGTGTGCTCTCCACGCCAAAACAGGCGTTAGCGAAAGTGGAGAATACCTGCCTGCAGAGACTGATCGCCAAGTCGGTCTCGGATTGCTGGGACTTGCCAACCTTCTCCGACGTTACGGTGTAAGCTACAAAGACTTTGGTGTAGCACTTGAGCAAGTCAACAGCGGTGTGGCGGTCGACCAAACCCCTGCCTATGCACTGGCTGCTGAGATCCAAAACGGAGTCAAACAAGCTGCTCAGGTAGCCCGCTTCAACAACATGGATCGAGCATTTGCTATTGCCCCTACGGCAAGCTGCAGCTACCGCTACACTGATCTTGATGGGTACACTACCTGCCCTGAGATCGCCCCTCCTATTGCCCGCCAAGTGGACCGTGACAGCGGTACGTTTGGTGTCCAGAGCTTCGATTACGGTCCTGTAGAGATCGCATCTGAGGTTGGCTGGGATGCTTATAAAAAAGTGGCTGATGGCATCGTACAGATGCTTGATTCCACTGGGCTTCTTCACGGCTATTCGTTCAATTCTTGGTCCGATGTGGTGACCTATGACGAGGCTTTCATTGAAGAGTGGCTTGCCAGCCCCCAGACTTCTTTGTATTACAGCCTTCAGGTCATGGGTGATGTTCAAGACAAGTCCAATGCCTATGCAGCGTTGGATGAGGATGACGTTACGTCCTACCTGGAGTCGCTTCTCAATGATCCAGCTCCACAGTGTAATTGCGGCGAATGAACCCCTATCAGAAACTAAAAGATCAAAAACGTAAATGGACACCAGTAAGGCCTACAGCTGGTGCAGTTGTTGAGGGTGCGGAAGAAGCTGTCTTCCGTGCTCTTGCAATGAGGCACATGGAACTACCCGTTGGTGACTTCATTGAAGCAGCCCTTGGCGACATTCCGAAGATGTCGAAAGACTTGCTTCTATCTAACATCAAAGACGAAGAGAACCACGACATTGCTCTCGGTTATGTTGCCGAGACTCTCGGTGTGGATAAAGAGGCTGAGGAGGAAGCCATCAGGCTCAGAGATGCCTGGCTTGCACATCCAGATCATACTGTCCTCAAAGCCTTGGTTGCTGAGAGGGCTATCTTCTTTGTCCTACTGCCGTTCTTTAGGTTTAACGGTGGAGCTAGTCTCCGCACAGTCTCCGCTGACATCAGCAGAGATGAAAGAACCCATGTTGCTGGCAATAGCCTCGTCTGTGCCGAACTCGGGCTTACGCCATCTCCAAGTCTCGACAAGCTCCGTAAGGCAACGATTGCTTGGGTAATGCAGCCCCTTAACAATTCCTTAAGCAATAAATACCTGCAAAAAGATTTTTGGCTCAAAGCTAGTGACAACCTGATGTATCAGGGTAAAGCGCCAGAGCTTACTGAAACAAAGCGTGGTCGAATGATTAGCTTTTTCGAACACGACAATCGTAATTTACCGATGTATGGTTAAGCAATGCAAAGCTTGCAACCAAAAGAAAGCATTGGATCAGTTCTACTCTGAGCCAAGGGTATCCGATGGTCGCACAGCTAGATGCAAAGAGTGTATTAAAACTGCAGCATCTATCCACTACAGTATCAATAAAGAAGCTATCCTCCAAAGAAACAAAGCGGAATATTCTTCCGAACAGGAACGAGCTAAAAAATTACGACGCACATACGGCATCTCGCTTGAGGTGTACGAACACATGCTTAAGGAACAGGACTACAAATGTAAGATTTGTGGTTCAACTGACCCAAAGCATAACTCTGGAAACTTTGTAGTAGATCACTGCCACACTAAAGGTCATGTGCGTGCTCTGTTGTGCGGCGAGTGCAACTTTATGTTAGGTCTTGCTCACGACAACATCTCCACTCTAAAAAATGCAATCGACTATCTCTCTGAGCACTCTGAAGCTCCACAACGATCGGCTCAACGAGCTGATCACTGAATTAGAAGACTACTTCTCCTTTAAAACACCCACCCCAAAGGATGACATTGCAACGATCATGTATAGAGCAGGTCAAGCAAGCGTTCTTGAATACATTAAACAACGACTAGACGAAGACTAATGTGTATCTTTGGTGGCGGCGGTAACAAGCCGTCGTATGTAGCACCCGCACCCCCTCCGCTTCCTGATCCTGCACCTCCCCCGCCCCCTCCTGTACAACCTATTGTACATGAACCTCCCCAGAGTGTTCAACAGATGGACACGCAGGTCAAGGCAAAGCAGAGCAAGCGAGCTCAACAAGGTAGCCTCAGTAAGGGTGCATCCCAGCTGAGGATTCCTCTTAACACTGGTGGATCTAGTGGAGGACTGAACCTGTGACAGCTAAGCGTCGTTACGATGCTCTTAGTTCCACACGTAATCAGTTCCTAGATACTGCTGTTCAATGTAGTCGGTTAACTCTCCCTTACCTCATCAAAGAGGAGGGAGACAACACCTCTCACCGTAGGCTGGTTACCCCTTGGCAATCAGTCGGTTCCAAGGCGGTGGTAACGCTGGCATCCAAGTTGATGATGGCATTGCTACCTCCTCAGACTACATTCTTTAAGCTCCAAATTCGTGATGACAAACTCGGCTCTGAGATCCCAGCAGAGGTGCGGTCTGAACTAGACCTTAGCTTCTCCAAGCTGGAACGAATGGTGATGGATTCCATCGCTGCATCCAGTGATCGAGTCACCGTTCACCAGGCAATCAAACACTTGGTTGTTGGTGGTAACGCCCTGCTCTTCATGGGCAAGGATGGTATCAAGCACTTCCCTCTGAACCGTTACGTTGTTAACCGTGACGGTAACGGGAACATCCTTGAGATTGTCACGAAGGAATTGATCGATCGTGATCAACTAGAGATCCCTGATGTCAAGCCCAACGCACCTGGGCAAGACGGAGACAAACAAGGTGCAACAGACAACGACGTTGAGGTCTACACCTACGTTCGACTGGAGAGTGGTCGATGGGTATGGCATCAGGAAGTGTTCGATAAGATCCTCCCTGGTAGCCGCAGCACTGCCCCTAAGACTTCCAGTCCGTGGCTTGTCCTTCGATTCAACACCGTAGATGGTGAAGACTATGGTCGTGGAAGAGTAGAGGAGTTCCTTGGAGACCTGCGCTCCCTGGAAGCACTCTCTCAAGCTCTCGTAGAGGGCACTGCAGCCGCCGCTAAGGTCATCTTCACTGTCTCCCCTAGTGCTACTACCAAGCCGCAGACAATCGCTCAGGCGGGCAACGGAGCCATCGTACAGGGGCGTCCTGATGACATTGCAGTTATCCAAGTAGGAAAGACTGCTGACTTCAGGACTGCTCAGGAGATGGTAGCCACACTGACTCAACGAATCAGTGAAGCCTTCCTTGTTCTGAATGTTCGGAACTCTGAGCGTACTACTGCTGAGGAAGTACGCATGACTCAGATGGAACTAGAGCAACAGCTCGGTGGTCTCTTCAGTCTCCTGACTGTTGAGTTCCTAGTTCCCTATCTGAATCGCAAGCTGATGGTACTGCAGCGTGACGGTGAGCTACCCAAGATCCCCAAGGATATGGTGAAGCCAACCATCGTTGCTGGTATCAACGCCCTTGGTCGTGGACAAGACCGTGAATCCCTGACTGCATTCATCACCACCATTGCTCAGACCATGGGTCCCGAAGCAATGATGAAGTATGTCAATGCAGAGGAAGCAATCAAACGTCTGGCAGCTGCACAAGGTATCGATGTACTGAACCTAGTGAAGACATCACAACAGATGCAGCAGGAGATGCAACAGCAACAGCAGATGCAGACCCAACAAGAATTGGTGAAGCAAGCTGGTCAGTTTGCAAGCTCTCCGATGGCAGACCCTCAAAAGAATCCAGCACTAGCAGAAATGTATGGCGGACAACAAGGCAACGCGCCCAGCCAAGGTGCCCCAGAAGCCGCTCCCTCCGGTGAGCAAGCCTGATACCTCAGGCACTGAAGACGTTAATCCCTATGCCAGGAAGCGTCGTATCGGACCACTCAAAACTAAGAACGTGGTTGATACGGTTGGACTTGGTAAACTAAAAGTAGAAACACATTATGGCTGAAACGATCACCTACGATCCCACCGAACTGCCAGAGGGTGAGCTCACATCTGATGAACTTAACTCTCTGGAAGTAGGTGAACAACTAGCTCAAGAACAAGCAGAACTTCTCGCTGGTAAGTACCGCGATGCAGCAGAACTTGAGCAAGCATACCTAGAGCTGCAAAAGAAGTTAGGTTCCCAAGAGAAAGAGGAGCCTGAGGCTGAAGTACAAGAGCCTGATGAAGACGAAGTAGAGGAAGTTGAATACTCAGCAGGTGCTGCTCTTATTCAAGAGGCATCTAATGAGTTCTACCAGAACGGTGGACAGCTTACTCCTGAGACCCTCGATAAGTTCTCTCAGATGTCCAGCCGTGAGCTTGTCGAAGCTTACATGGAGATCCAAGCGAACAACCCCCAACCTCAACAACAGGCAGAGGTCGTTGATCTCTCCCAACAAGAGGTGAATGTAATTCAAAACAGTGTTGGTGGTGAACAAGCGTATAGCCAGCTTGTTGGTTGGGCTGCAGAAAACCTCCCCGAAGAATACATCAACGCCTACGATAGCGTGGTGGAGTCTGGCAACGTACAGGCTATCCAGATTGCTGTCGCTGGTCTCCGCGCTCAGTACGAACAGTCTATGGGCTATGAGGGACGGATGCTCACGGGTAAAGCATCAGCTGCTCCGGCTGATGTATTCCGATCACAAGCTGAAGTAGTGAGGGCAATGAATGATCCACGTTATGATTCCGATCCTGCTTATCGCCAAGATGTATTCGATAAGCTTGATCGTTCCAGTATCCAATACTGAAGACTGTCAGAGAGCTAGAGAAATAGAGGCAACTATCCTTGAGGCTGATCATCTCCGACCCAAGGATAAACAAAAGCTGCTGACTAATCTCTACGTCGCATATCCTGAATGCTATATAGCAATCCCTACATGACTGTAACGACTAACGATCGCGGACAACAAAACCTTTTCGCTAAAGAACCTCCCATTATTATGACTGACCATCCTTACGGTGTACCCCACAACGAACGTGCAGAGCTCCTCAATGGCCGCCTGGCTATGCTTGGCTTCGTGGCTGCTATTATCTCTTATGTCGCCACTGGCAAGCTCTTCTTCGGAGTCTATTGATAGCTAATAGGTCCAGCCCCTTGCGAGTAGTGCTGGGCCTTTTGTGTGGATGGAGATAAGAAAGTCCTTCGCTTTTTTACTATGCTTCCTATTCTAACAACTCTGTCAGTCATTAGCTCGTGGTACGGACCAGGTTTCCACGGTCGTCTTACAGCTAATGGCGAACGATACAATCAACATGCCCTTACTGCAGCGCACAAGACACTACCCTTTGGAACACGCCTTCGTGTTTGTTTCAAGAGTTGTGCCATTGTACGGGTAACAGATCGTGGTCCCTACATCTATGGAAGGGAGCTTGATCTTAGTAAAGGTGCGGCTGATGCAATCGGTCTCACTGACTCTGGTGTTGGACGGATTAAAGTAACTCGTCTTTCCTAGAACTTGTCCACTTATGAACACCGCCTGGATGGCGGGGCTCTTTGAGGGTGAGGGAAGCATTTCTATTAGCCATAAAAAACACTACTGTTATCTACAGCTAGCATCTACAGATAAAGATGTATTAGATAGATTCGCTGAGCAAGCAGGTTGTGGTGCTATTTCATACTGTGGTCAACGTCCGCATCAAACGAAAGAAGTTTGGAAATGGCAAGTTGGTAATAAGAAGGATGTATCTGACCTTCTAAATAGAATGCTCCCTTTCCTTGGTGAGCGCCGCTCTTTGAGAGCACTTAACGTCTTTGATTATTACGATGGTTGCTACTCTTGCACTGCCCCAGAAGCAGTCTAATCTCTGGGATAAATATCTTAGTTGGGTCACGTCAACACAGAACCGTTTGTACGTCGGACATTTCGGCGTAATTATGATTCCTTGTTTACTGGCTGCAACGACCTGTTTTATTTTGGCGTTCATCGCCGCACCCCCAACAGACATCGATGGCATACGAGAACCCGTGGCGGGCTCCCTACTCTATGGAAACAACATCATCTCAGGAGCTGTTGTTCCCAGCTCAAACGCAATCGGACTCCATTTTTACCCAGTGTGGGAAGCTCATTCACTTGATGAGTGGCTCTACAACGGAGGTTGTTACCAGCTCGTCGTATTCCACTTCCTCATTGGCATCTATGCTTACATGGGACGCGAATGGGAATTGTCTTATCGACTAGGGATGAGGCCCTGGATCTTTGTCGCGTACTCTGCTCCAGTTGCAGCAGCCTCTGCTGTGTTTCTCATCTACCCAATTGGACAAGGTTCCTTTAGTGATGGGATGCCTCTTGGTATTTCTGGAACCTTCAACTTCATGTTGGTGTTCCAGGCTGAGCACAACATCCTGATGAATCCATTTCATATGCTTGGTGTGGCTGGTGTGTTTG